AGGAGACATTATGAACCTATCAAACAATCAACCAACCGAGTTCACAGTATCACGCAACATAGCACTAAGCAAGGTTAATAATAAACTTGAAACACTTATGTCAGCATTATCATGTAACCTCGACTTTGAGACTATATCAGATCTTAAAGCTGAGTTACAAGATGTTGAGAACGAAAAAGCCTTGATTGAATCTGATAGCGAAACATTTAACCAACAATAAGGAGATAACAATGAAAGCTAAATATCAATTTTGTATAGAAGTTATAATTGAGGGTGATACTGAGCAAGAAATACAAGAAACATTCGATGCTCTCAACCACGATGACTTACAAAACGAGCTACAAGAAAAAAACATAGTGGATTACCAGTTTCTTGAGGTTCTTGAAATTGATACCACCGATAAAGATGACCCAAAACCTAAAGATTGGTGTTATCGTGATATTAACACATTTGGTGTAGAGGAAAGCGAAGACAAATACTCTATTGAACATCCTGCAACCGATTGGATTAAATCATATAAATGGGGTTGATCATGGCATACAAAAAATCATACCAAAAAGAAATAATTAAAAACTACGAACTACGTAAAGAATTACAACGCTTGCAAGATATCATTACAAAGTTGGTATCCTGTGGCAAAGGAGATAACAATGAATAATATAAAATGGTATAAAGATTGTCTAATAAATGCCAAAGCATACGAAAAAAGATTAAGGGATGCTTTAAATATTGAAGTGGATAAGTTAAATAGAGTTGCATACGAAAATGATTTTTCTGAGTTTCAAATAATGTGTGCTGAAAAAGAAGGAAAAGAATATTATTCGGATAAATACAAAAGAAAATTATTCGAAGCAAAGTTTGTTAACAAGTATAAAAAGTACCTATACTTTTTCATAGTATGGGTACTTTTTATAGTGTTAATAACCCATCTAGGGAAATAACATGGGTTACAAAAAATCATACCAAAAAGAAGTGATTAAAAACTACGAACTACGTAAAGAATTACAACGCTTGCAAGATATCATTACAAAGCTGGTATCCTGTGGCAAAGGAGATAACGATGAATAATAAACTAGAAACAGTGTGTTGTGTATGCAACAAAGTAAGACTCGCAAACGGCACTTGGAAACATAAATACTATAGCAAATGGTATATGGCTAAAATATGGCTCAGTCATGGCTACTGTCCAGAATGCTATATACCAGCAATGCAAAAAATACATGAGTGGGCAAAGTCACTTAAGGAGCAATCATGACAACATTTAACAATGCATGCCTATTTTTAACGGACTTTTTGTTTAAGACCCTTACAAATTTCCAGCGATTTGTATTAATATCACTTGTTTGTGGCATAGTACTATCTGCTATAGCCATCGGTATGAGCAAAGGTGTTGTCCGTATCGACAATGACACGATGTTGGAACCAGTGGTGTTGACAACGGAAACAAAGATACATTACGGATTAATGGCAGTATGTATTGTATTGGTATTAGCAACGTTTGTGTATCTGCTTACAGGGGGATGAGTATGTTTTTTGAAGATAAACAAAGATTGATGGAAAGTATAAAAATAATGAAGGGTGATGTATGTGCATATAATCAGCATGAAATAGGTATGATGTGTGATTGCAAATATAGAAAGAATGAATATAAGCATACACCATTCTCAGAATCTTTTTCGGGTTGTTGTGAGTTAACAAATGTATATATATTACTTCGGAATATGAGTGATAGTGAGTATGAAACTATATTAAAAAGGGACTCAAAATGAAACTAACTAAACAATGGCTTAAAAAACATGATGCATGTAGTGAGGGGTATGACTGGTATCTTCAGCAAAAGGAAACCGACCTTATAAAAATATTGAAGATGCTATTAAAACAAAAACACTTTGATTGGGGAAACTGGCTCATAACAAAGAAGTTCGACAGAGTGCAAAGAATAAAATATGCCGTTTACTCAGCTAAACAAGTCCTACATATATTCGAGAAAAAATACCCAGATGATAAAAGACCACGTAATGCTAGTAACGCAGCCATTAGATGTATTAAAAACAATACTAATAAAAACAGGTTTGATGCTAGGGATGCTGGGGCTGATGCTGGGTCTGCTGCTTGGTATGATGCTGGGTCTGGTGCTGGGTATGCCGCTTGGTCTGCTGGGTATGCTGCTAGGTCTGCTACTGGGTCTGCTACTGGGTCTGCTTTGCTTGTTTCTTTGTCTGCTAGGTCTGCTAGGTCTGCTGGGTCTGCTTTGTCTGCTGCTAGGTATGCTGGGGCTGTTAGGTCTGCTATTGAATTTAAAATACTTAAACACGGCATATCACTACTACAGAGAGCAACCAACAATAAAACCAATACAAGGGGATGAAGATGGACGTACTTGGATCTAAATATGTAAGAACCAGAAAAAAACATCAATGTATGGGCTGTCTAAGGGTATTTGAAAAAGGACATAAAATGCATGTAGCCGTTTGTGTGGATGACCGCATTATGAGAACTTATTTGTGTAGAACATGTGACATATTAATAAAAACTGATAAAGATGAAATATTTGTGGATCCGTGTGAAGGTTATTATCATGAAGGTTGTACGCGTGAATATTTAATTGACAAAGGTATTATCAAATGACAGACTACAGAGAGCAACCAACAATAAAACCAATACAAGGGGGACTCATGCCTGATATAGCTAAATGCAACGGCCATAAATGCCAGTCAAAACATACGTGCTACCGTTACGTAGAGAAAGACAGTTTACAACAATGGTACTTCAAACCGCGTGTTGATGGTGATAAGTGCGAGTATTATATAAAAGTCAAGATACTTGACAAGGATGACAAATGAAAAAACTATACTGCGAAAAATGTCGTGAGCAAATCGGGGAAATATCCAAGGGTCGCATACGTAGAGATACTATACTCATATGCCGTGATTGTCAGGATGCCGATGAACTTGAACGATCAGCCGATAACATCAACGATGCTGTTGGTAATATTAAAGGTATGGGTGGTTTTGAAAACATATTCAATGATATTTTAAGCGGTAAGGCTTGACTTTAACGAGAAAATGTGTTATAGTATGTATAGACCTATTAAGTAGGGAGTGCTGATCGTGATCGGCTCCCATTCTTCTTACTGGGTTGCAAATAGCTTAATAGGAGTAAGCAATGAGACAAGAATTAGAAATAGTTGATCTTAGGGAAAAGTACTTTAAGGTTAGCAATCAGATATTCGAGGAGAAATTAGATATATACGAAATTGGTGTATATTCTGTTTTGTGCAGATTCGCAAATAATGACAGCTCGGAATCTTTTCCAAGTATAACTAGAATACAAGAAATGTTAAAAGTTAGCAGACCGAAAATAGTAAAGACACTAAAATCATTAACTGAAAAAGGAATAATTCATAAAAAATCTGGTAATAAAGGTTATTCAAACAGATACTATTTAATGTCACTACCTAGTAAACGAGAGTTACTAGTTAATGAGATTAACCAACCTAGTAAACCACAGTTACCACAGGTAGTTAATGAGGTTAACTCTATAAAGACTAATAATAAAAAGACTAATAATAAAGACTATACAAAAGAGAATAATATTCTATTAGCAAATAAAGAGTTTAACTTTATAGTTGCATGGAAAGAATGGGTAGCATATAGATTATCATTAAAAAAGAAGATGACTGAAATAACTATAAATAAACAATTAAAGATGTTATCTAAACAACCAAATGCAGTAGATGTAATTAACCAGTCAATTGAAAAGGGTTGGTCTGGTTTATTTCCTATAAAAGAGTTTAATAATTATACACCCAAACCGCGTGAACACGACGCACGATTTAAAATACTAGGTCTACAACCTAACCAATACAACGATGCTTATGCCACAATCAAAAAGCATCATCTACAGCCTAACCAGCTACAATCATCACTAAAGCCGTTAATGAAACGGGAGGGGTATATAAAATGAGTGAATGGATAAGCGTTAAGGATAGATTGCCAGAAAAAATGCCTTATAGATGGGAAATGGTTATTGTTCATAAAGAAAACGGTGTCATTATGGAAGCTATGTATAACACAAGGGTAGGTGAGTTTATGAAAGATTTTAATTCATTATCTTGTAAAGTTACCCACTGGCAACCATTACCACCTCCACCAAAGGATTAAGTTATGAAGACTCTTTATGAGGAATTAAAAGAATTAAATAAGGCAGTTGAAGATTTAAAAAATGCTTTTAGAAAAGAAATCAACAAAATATTAAAAGTTTTTGGATTTAAGTTATGAGTGAATGGATAAGTGTTAAGGATAGATTGCCAACAAATATTAAAGATGTTTTATTTTATACAGATTCAAGCTTATGTATCGAAACGGGATGGTTCGACTGTGATGACACTTTTAATTGGTTCACACATGATGACGTATATTTACAGTCGTGTGTAACCCATTGGCAACCACTACCAAAACCACCAAAGGACACACCATGAGTCTTGACATACAGGAAATAGCCCTATTTAACATAATCAAAAAGAAGCGGTTTGAATACCTACAACCCGAACTTATCAAATACTTTACTGACATCAATAAAAAGGTGTACGAAGTTGCATTTGAACTATGTTACCGTCGAGTAGAGATAAATGAGTCAACGATAAAAAATTGCATCAACCTCCAAAACTGGAACGATACTATCAAAAAACTAACACTTGAGCAGGCTCATAATATAAGCCGTATGGATATAATGGCTGGTACAATCAACATACCGCGTGTGTTAGAGGAGACATACTTTAATAAAAAGATGTCACAAATGTTGACCGCTTTTAGTGACAAAAAACATACGCTTGAGATCAAAAAAAAAGCCGTTATGGATATGGCAGAAACTATACTAAGTGCCGAAAAGGTCAACGATATCCAGTACTATAAAGACATCATTACTGATATGCATGAAGCTAACAAGAAAGGTGAAAAGCCAGATTCTTACAAACGGATTATCAAGCTTGAGGATGCCAATCTACACAAGTTATACGGTGACTTTATCTATCCTCAATACTATGGATTAGTAGCTAAATCGGGATTTTTTAAGACAACGCTACTGTTAAACCTAATACACCACCTTGATGAGATTGGTAAGCGGTCATGTTTTTTATCATTAGAAGATACACACGAGATGATAGCAATTAAAATACTAGCTCTTAAAACGGGCATGGATAAAGATTTGATTGTCAGACAGAAATATAATAATGTTAAGTTCGATCAGGCCATTGAGGAAGCTACAAAAAACATTATTATCATGGATAAAATGCGTAACACTAAAGAGATATACAATGATATAACAAACCTTTGTAAAACCAATGATATTGACTTCGCAGCACTCGACTACGTACAGATTATAGACCGCGATAAGGGCAATAGCGAATACGAGACGCTAAAAGATTTTTCCAACACCTGGCTAAAATTAACAAAAGAGAATAAAATACCCATGATGCAATTGAGCCAGGTAGACAAAGCGAACGCCCTTTCTAGCGGATTCCTTGAGTTAGGTGTCGAAAAAGGCTGTGGGGACTTCTCCAACGTTCTCAGGCATAATATAAGCCTGAACGAACCACCAAACGGAGACATGTATGGTGTCGATGGGCAAACCAAAATCATAGCGTATTTAAACAAAGTTACATTTGGAAATAAGTGTAAAAAAGAGGTTGTATTTGAACCAAAATGTGGTAGAATATTATACGTAGGAGACTATAATGAATCTTGAGCAAATGAAAGACAAGTATACTGAGCTTATAACAGCCAATGATAAACACGAAACCGATATGATAGACAAGATATCGTTAAAACACGGCATGCGGTTAACCATCCACTATGTCATAAGCCTTGGTAATTATCTGGATTATCTCAGCGGAATGGGTATTGACGATGACGGATACTTCCTAGCAAAGCATAACGAAGCATATAATATATCGACCGACTGCCAGAATAGAAGTAATGATATTTGGGATACATTGAGCGGGGTGGTGGTATGATTAAACAACTTGATCTATTTGCCGGTGTTGGCGCGTTCGCACTAGCTGGAGAACGGCATGGTGTTAAAAGCGTTATGTCCGTAGAAATAGATAAATACGCATGTAAAGTATTAAGACACAATTTCCCAAATATGGAGGTATATAATAATGACATCAGAGAACTTAGAACAGATTACGTTTCAGAACATCATGGAAAAATCGACATCATCACAAGCGGATTCCCATGTACATCTTACAGCATCGCAGGAAAACGAAAAGGATTTGACGACCCTCGAACAGGTGATTTATTCGATCAAACGCTCCGCTTTATTCACGCTCTCAAACCTAAAATATTCATCCTTGAAAATGTTAAAGGGCTTCTTAATCACGAAAAGGGGAAAACCTTCGGTGCAATGCTCACTCGAATGGGGGAATTGGGGTGTTATGATGTCCAATGGCAAGTACTCAACAGCAAAGATTTCGGAGTCCCGCAAAACAGGGAAAGGGTGTATATTGTCGGAAGTCTTAGAGGAGAATGTTTCAGAAAAATATTTCCTATCAGAAAAAACAATGAAAAATATAAAGTTCAAAGAAGCTCTAAAAAAACATCGTTAGAGTGGGTAGCTGATTTTAGAAATGATGAAGGATTACGTATAAAAAAGGATCTTGTTTCATATACCCTTTTAGCACAAGCAAGACAAGACGGGACAGCAGGACAAAATATAATAAAAATAAAGGCAAAATCTATGATACGTAGACTTATCCCTTTAGAATGTCAACGGCTACAAGCATTCCCGGACACTTGGTATGATGGCCTTGAAATGTCAGACAGCCAAAAATATAAACAAATGGGTAATAGTATTACAGTGTCAGTTTTAGAAGAAATATATAAAAGGATTGAATTATGAAAGTCTGTACCAAATGCCTAAAAGATAATACCGAAGTAAAGTTTTATGACAACTGTTCTAAATGTGTCGAGTGTCAAAAGTCATCAGTTAAGAAATATCTAAAAAATAAAAAACAACTGTATGTATGCAAAAACTGCTTAAAGGTTGTACACAGCAAAGACATGGATGGTAGCAGAAATTGTCCACAATGTGCGTCGTTGTTTGATGCCATATCCGAAAGAGTTTTGAAAAATGAGCAATATCGCAACATGCCAAAAGAAGACCGAGTCGAGCAAACGGAACGGTGTAAGCGGTATGGCAAAATGAAAGATGGTGATAAAAAATATATCAAGTACCTAGAAGATGAGCAAGCTAAGAAGGATAAATTATGAAAATTATAAATACTGAAAAATTACCAATTAAAATGTGGTTAGAAGAAATTGAAGACGGTGCTTTGAATCAAGCAAAAAACTTAGCTAACTTACCATTTACATTCAAATGGGTGTCAATAATGCCAGATAGTCATCAGGGTTATGGTATGCCTATTGGAGGAGTATTAGCAACTAAAAATGTAGTTATTCCAAATGCGGTCGGAGTTGATATTGGTTGTGGCATGTGTGCTGTTAGAACAAATATAGATAATTTAGAAATAAATGATTTAAAATCAATAATGAATGGTATTAGAAAAAATATACCTGTTGGTTTCAATCATCAAAAAGAACCTATGCAATGGGATTATTTCAATAACGCACCTGATACTTATATTATACAACATGAATTAGAAAACTCAAAATATCAATTAGGGACACTTGGAGGAGGTAATCATTTTATTGAAATACAAAAAGGGTCTGATGGTTTTATATGGATAATGATACATTCAGGATCAAGAAATTTTGGTTTTAAAGTAGCAAAAGAGTATCATGAAAAAGCCAAAAAACTTTGTGAGAAATGGTACTCAGATTTACCAAATAGTGATCTTTCATTCTTACCTATAGGAACTAAAGAAGCAGAAAATTATTTTAATTCTATGATCTTTGCTTTAGAGTTTGCCAAAGAAAATAGATTTAGAATGGTGGAGGAAGTAAAGAAATGTTTTCATTTAATTAGTGATGGCATATCGTTTGACGATACAATTAATATTCATCATAATTATGCTAGATTTGAAAATCATTATGGTTCAAATGTCATGGTTCATAGGAAAGGTGCGACATCAGCTAAAGTTGGAGAATTAGGCATTATACCCGGATCACAAGGAACTAAGAGTTATATTGTAAAAGGGAAAGGTAATAAGGAATCATTTATGTCATGTTCTCACGGCGCTGGTCGTAAAATGGGTCGAAAGGAGGCTCAAAGGAAGTTATGTCTTAAGGATGAACAAAAAATACTTGATGACCAAAATATTTTACATTCAATAAGAGGTACTACTGATCTTGATGAGGCAAGTGGAGCATATAAAGATATATCAGAAGTTATGAATAATCAATCAGAGTTAGTAGATATTGTCACAGAACTAACACCATTAGCTGTTATAAAAGGATAAATTATGAAAATATGCAAATGTAATGCTAAAATGGAGTATGTAGGATGGTTCAATAATAACGGCCGTTACTGGTGTCCTGAGTGCGGTAGATATACACAGAGTTATGTGTGTGAGCCTGATGTCTGGAAAACACCAAAGATTGTGTCAGAAAACAAGGCACTAACCAAAACAGGGGGTAATGATGTATAATTTCAACAATGAGGATGAGTTTCAAGCCGAAGTCAACGCAGACCTCAGAAAACTTGGTATACCATTCAGACACAGATACAAATCCAAAGGACGCAAAGGGCAAGCATTAAACACGTTCGTAATTAATGGTGTTAAAATGGCATGGTTAGACAATGCAATATACCTACCCAATGGTAGATGCATATACGTAGAGCTTAAACACGGCAACGGCAAATTATCGGATGAGCAAACCAATTTTATACAGCATTTCAAGATGCTTGGTTATAGTTGTTACGTTGCTAACAAGTGGACACAATGGGGGTTTATAAAGCGAGTTGAGGGGATAGGTGAGAACAATTGATAAGAGTTATTTATTTATAGATGCATGCCTTAATGAATGGCAATCGGTTGATGATTTAATGTTTATACTTCAATCAAGCTCTAAAACAGCGTGGAGATATATAAACACATTTAGGCTTATGTGCAAAACATTTGAAATAACTAAGTATATTCTTGAGGAAAGATATGAGTCTCAAGGGTATAGAGAAGGAACAATTATACAAGTGAGGATATTAATAAAATGAATCAACAGGACACTAGACTATACGTATTTAAACGAGATAAATGGCGTTGCCGTCGATGTGGGAAACAATTATCAAGTGGACAACCACAACTAGCACATGTGATAAAACAAAGTAAATACAATGTACGGAAGTACGGAAAGGAAATTATACACCACCACGAAAACCTAAGAGCAGTCGAGAGTTTGAAATGCAATAGCTATTTCGATCTTGGGTGTAAGGATGAGCTTATAAAAGAGCATGTAGAAAAGATAAAAAAAATTATCGAATCTGAAAAAAAACTTGACTTTCTTGTATAAATAATGTATAATAACACTATGAAGATACGACGCAATATATCAGTTAATAAAGACCTTTGGGAACGGGCATTGAAAAAGGCCAAAGAGCTAGATAGATCACTATCGTCATTGATTAGTGAGTACCTTAGAAAGCTAATCAAGAAGTGAACTATACAGATTAAAGGAGATACTATGAAACTAGACGCAGATTTTAGACCAGACAGAAAGAACCCTGTTTATGTAGAAGTTAAAACCTATAATGATGAATGGGAAAAACGCATTTTATTGTTCGTCAATAAAGATGGAAGTTGTCTTTGTGTCGTGGCTGGGAGTGATGGTAGGTATCTAAGTGGTGATAACTTTACTACCTATCTTTGGAATAAGGATGGATGGAGACCACTACCAAAACCATCTCCACTAGATAAATGGATAAAAACGGACTGGGTAGAAAGTAAAAGTAACCCAAATAAAAAATTAATGATAACAGGTATTGATTATCAATCTGAATTTTTGTTTGTGAATGGTACATGCTGGAATATTAAAAATATAGAGGAATACTACACCCCCTGTGAATCTCCAATAGGCACGAATTGTACAGAGTAATGGGACGGGGACAGACTAACAATATTTACATCCTGAGCATGATGTCAAACTGCTCAATTTTGGAGGACACAACCAATGATTAAAACAACTATACAGCGTAAAGACAATGACGATAACAAAATAACATATCCTTGCCTTATGGAGAGTGATTTGGTCATAGTTCTTTTTAAAGAAAAAGGAAAAGGTATGGTTATGAATAGTAATGATATTTTTCATAGTAAAGGTGATTACTATTGTTGTTGGGATATGTCAAAATTCAAACCCTTCCACGGCACCATAACATTACATCAGGAGTAGTAAATGATAACCAATGAAATTTTGAAGCATTATGAAGATGGTGGTAAGATACGTAAATGTATTTGGGATGATGATCTTTATATTGATAAGTATGGTGGCGGTATGGCTGGTGATATCATAGAAGACTGGGTAGATCAATTAGATGATGAATGGGAAATATACAGAGAACTACCTAAAAGCGATCTACAAAAGAAACTCGACAGAGCCAAAAGCGGTAATTTCAACGAGATATTAGATGTATTAACCGATATTCTTAACGCTATTGAGGAACTACAGAAATGAAAGAAAAGTTTTATAAATGTAATATAAAAGACTGTGAATCATACAATAAAAAATCGGATAATAATTGTGAAGTAAACTATCACGCTGAAAGCTGTAATGACTTCATCGAAGTTGCTTTAAAAGAGCTTTATACATGGCGTAAAGAGTTCCCAGAAATGGCCAAGCATATTAAGGAAGTGGTGAAACTAAATGGGTAGAAGGCAAAAATACGCTTCAAATATAATGGAGTATGTTAAAATCAGACTAGAAACAATAAATAATAAATCACAAATAGCACGAGAGATAAAGAAAGCGTTTAAATTAGAAGATGACATTGAACTGATAAGAAGAAATATTAGCCATTACGCTCTAAATAACGGCATACAGGCACGTACAGCCAGTATAAAACGATTATTCTTTGACATAGAAACATCATACTATATCGGGTGGTTTTGGCAACCACACTGGAAAACGCGTATCGGAGCACATCAAATCATTGAACCAAAGAAAATAATCTGTATATGCTATAAGTGGCAAGATGAAGACACAGTACATCATGTCAAATGGGATGCTAAGCAAGACGATGCAAAGTTGCTAAAAAAGTTTGTCAAAGTACTTGGTGAAGCTGATGAAATAGTTGGCCATAATATTGACAAATTTGATATAAAAGAGTTTAGAACACGTTGTATATCGGCTGGAGTACTAATGTTTCCTAAATACAGGACACTCGATACATGCACTAAAGCAAGAAAGTACTTTAATTTCCCGTCTAATAGATTGGACGATATCGGTAATTTTCTAAACGTAGGCCGAAAAATAGACGTTGACCACTCACTATGGGATAAAATAATACAAAACAAGTGTAAGAAATCACTGCACAAAATGATTAAATACTGTGAGCAAGATGTATTATTGACTGAGGAAGTCTTTACTGCACTAATGCCATACATAGACCATAACACAAACCATGCTGTAAAACTCGGTAAGGATAAATGGTATTGTCCGGAGTGTGCTAGTGGTAAAGTTGAGCTATCACATACCGATACAACGAAGATGGGATACATTAAACGACACATGAAATGCAACGAATGTAAAAAGTTCTTTCATATTAGCAATAGAACGTATCTACGATATTTAAGAGAAACATACGAGGGGTAAACAATGGCAATAACAACAATAGACACAAGCTATAAAAATGGGTGTACAATATGCAACCAAGAAATAGACATTGATGGTGAGGAGTTAGAACAAACAAAAATTGTTTGCGAAATTAGCGACGATCTTACAATGATAAAAAAGGGTAACTATGCAGAGTTATATTATCTTAAAGATGTTTTGTGTGTTGTTTGGGACGCACTGGGAATATATAACAATAAGCATGAAAAGTATAGGTTAGAGATAAACATAGAGGAGAACAAATGAAAATACCAAAGAAAATTAGAATCATAGGCAAAACATACGATATCAAAATAGTTGATCCTGTAGACATCTATCAGAACGATGGCAATATACAATATAACATTAGTGAAATAAGGGTAAAAAAGAGTCAATCCAGAGAGTGTCAAGAGCAAACATTCTTACATGAGATAACACACGCCATGATGGATACATTGGGTATCGACATGGGAGAACGTGACATTGACTGTGTAGCCAGTGTCCTACAGCAAATTATACCTCAAATAGAGGACTGAGTTGGAAAAAGTTTATATTCAAAAGTTTCTCCAAGGTGAAGCGATCACGGGCATTTCCTCCCCTATGTTGTCCGTGGTCGTGATTTAAAAAAACAGGGGTGTATTATGATAAAAACAATAGAAAACAGGGGTATATTTTGACAACAATAGGACTTAAGGGGGCGTCAGGACTTGGTGACACTATACTGGCATATCCGATAGTAAAATACTATGCTGATAGATATGACGTTGTTTATTATATGACTGACTATCCAGAGCTATATGAGACACTTAGAAACGTTGTATGTAGTAAACACGAAAAAGTAAATTATATTAACATAAGAGGTGGTATAAAACATCCTGTGAATATACGTTTCACCTACTGTGGTAGAAAATACACCGAGGGTACAAGCCAATTTCAAGATACATGCATGTCAGCGGGGGTACCAAAGACGCTTGAATGTAAAATAGATTGGACTATAAAAAACAAACAAAATGACTACAGGAATGATAAACCTGTATGCGTGTTATCTGCACCTTATGAACCATTCGGTAGGGAGGACCAGTGGGGAAAATTACTAAGAATCAATAATGATGTAATGGACGCTATCGTAGAATCATATAAGGATAGGGTTGATTTTGTGCAGATAGGTAATAAATATACCCTTTATAAAGTTCCAAATGTGAAACATGATCTTGTAAACAAAACAAGTGTATCAGATTTAATGGATATAGTATCTACGTGTGATATAGGGTTATCCCAAATAGGTAATCTATTGCCTATGTGCGAGGCATTAGGGAAAAAGAGTTTTACAATATTCAGTAAAAAAGCTTTAATGTGTGATAATAAGTTTCTAAACTCAATAACACCAGATAAGGTTGTACATGATAGATCAAAGAATTGTAGTATAATAGACGATGACATAGATAACGCAGTAAGGAAATTCGGTGAAACAATTAATTTATAGTGATGTAGTAAAACGATTCAATGGCCGTCGTGTAGTTATAATCGGATCTGCTCCGAGTGGTAAAGACTATAATACATGTGATAATATAGAATCATATGATGATATAGTCAGGGTTAACAACTATAAAACAAAGGGTGTAAGTAAACGCGGTATACCATACGATTATTCAAAAAGTTTAGGTGTTAGGACTGATTATCATTACTCATTTTATGGTGGTTCTATACGTAAAACGCAAGATGATCTATATAGGGATGGTATAAAAGCGCATCTATGTAAATGTCCTAATGATGAATGTCATGTCACTGACTGGCATATTAAAGTTAACCAGAGGCAAGGTGGGGACTTTAGGCCGATATATAGACGGCGAGAAAAGTTTTGGTTTAAGCCTGTTTATATCCCCGAAAAGGGGCATTATATGCAACTATTTAACCTATTGAAAAAGCATGTACCTAGTACCGGATTCGCGTGTATTTGGGAGATGATACAATGTAAGCCAAAAGAGCTATATATCACAGGGTTTGACTTCATGAAGACACCTGTGCATAATGTAGACGAACCGTGGTTAAAGGGGCGTGCAGATGATCCTATTGGACACGATTGGAACGCGGAAGCGGAACTATTTAAAAAATGGGCGTTTAAGTATGATTTTATTAAAATGGACCCAGTATTACGACGGAGGGTAGGACTCAAATGATTAATAGATTTAAGAAGGAAATAGTCAGTAAAATGGTACTCAAAAATAAGATTGATAATATCAAAGAACACAAAGATTTGCTGTTTAAGTATAAAGGCTGTGTTTATCCGGATTACATAAGGCGCGGTAATGCAATAAAGTATATACTGCCATATGCTAAATACTTTCTAAATGGTGATATCTTGGATATAGGCGGTACAAAAGAATGGCACTACCCCGAATCGGAGTATATTAATATCAATAAAGGTGATGGATACCACGCCATGAAATTGCCCAATAAAAAGTATGATGGTATAATCAGCTCTCATTGTTTGGAGCATCTCAAAAGTCCATTTTATTCATTAAAATACTGGACAAATAGACTTGTAAGAGGTGGGTGTTTGTTTTTGTACCTACCACATGAAAACATGCGGTACTGGTCCTGTGATAACCCACTTCATTTGCATGTGTTTACACCTGAGATAATAAAGTGTTGGTTAGAGGATTTAGGATATAAAAACATAATAACAAGTGGTCAGGATTTATACTATTCATTTAGTGTTATAGGGTGGAAAAAATGAAAGAGCATGTGGATATAAGTAAAACACTAGATAAAATAGGTATCCCTATATACAAAGCTAGATGCGAACAATTGACAAAGAAAAATTTAGAGTTAGTTGGTTATGTTAAAGACTTATTAAAAGAAATAAAAAGTATTAAAAAACAGTTGATAGATCAAGGTTGTGGGGTTAATTACGTATGAAAATAGTTATACAAGGCAAAGTAGAAATTCAAGAAAATGAAAGTGGATATTGTCCAAGCTCTGTACTAATACATGAAGATTATATATATGATATTTTTGATAAACACTTTGACTATGATGAAAAATCAGATAAAAAAGTGTTTAGAATTACCATAGAGGAAATTGAGAATGATTAAATACTATGAAATATTCAAAAACAGTATAAATATACACTGGAAAATGTTAGACAATAAGGTAAAGTATGATTTAATGGCGTTAGGGTTAATAAAATATCACAATAGTAAGGTATATATTTTTGGTAAAGAGGTGTTAGGGTATGATTAATTTTATTAAATATTTCTTATGGCAACGTAAAAAGAAACAGCGTGTTACATATCCCAAAGGATACAAAGTAATATACATGCCAAATAGCATATCATCTGACATGTTCGGGGCTGTATTAGCGTTACAAAAAAAGCTTAAAGACGATAAGGGTATATACTACACAGCGGATGAATGTTATAATTTATTCAAAGCTTATAACAATGATTTTAATAAAATTAGGGGAGTAGTAAATTGAAACTAATACAAAAAGATGGCTATCTAAAAGCAGAAAACTATAAAACGATTGAATATAACGATGACTATTTTACTCACTTATTGAGTAAATACGAATGTAATAAACAATCTGAAATGAATAACGAAATAAATAGTATCAGAACCAAGCTTGTAAACGAGTATTGCGCGCTACAATCTATCCTTGATTATGGGTGTGGTACTGGTAATTTTATCAAGTATCATGATCTATCTGGGTATTGTTATACTTATGGATATGAGTTAATACCGCAAACTGTCAAATGGTTAAAAAAAGAAGGTAAATATATAGACCCATATAATTTTATACCAGGTTGGATGAAAGGTGTTTGCATGTGGGATGTATTGGAGCATATACCAGACCATAACAAGATATTTAATGAAATTGAAATGGGTATGTATCTATTTGTGTCGATACCAATATTCAAAGATTTAGATAAAATTAAGGAATCAAAGCATTATATTCCTAATGAGCATCTATGGTATTTTACACTACAGGGTTTTACTGATTATATGCGAACTCATGAGTTTGTTAGATTGTCAGTGGATAACGCTGAAGAGGTGGCGGGGCGTGAAGATATTAAAACATTTGTATTTATAAAACAATAAGGAGTCATAGAATGGCAAAAGCAAAAACAGAACAAACAGAACAAAAGCAAGTTAAAAAAGCACAGAAATTAACAATAGACGTTAAAACAAAGATAGTCAATGAAAAGAAGATTATCATTAGGGAGGAGAATATTATAGTCGGTAAATGCGAATATGTATGCGAGTATAATAAACTACCAACAAACATACTAATGAATATTGACGCGTTAAAGCATGCAACATTATCGGGTATGGTAAAAGATGGTAAATTAGCAGATTGTAACATCATTGTTGATAATAGCATTGATGATAGCCAAATAATATTCACATGAAACTATTTAAGTATATATTACTATTACTGTTAATAAGTGGATGCTGTAACCACCAACGTATCAAGCGTAAAAAAGTATGGTATTATGTTGAAGGGGTAAAGGAGAACCACCCATTCAATGAAATAAGCTACCGAGGGCATAGATACATCGTTGTACGTGATAACGGCTATTTTTCGGACGGTACCACATTAATACATGCCGAACACTGTAAATGTCAATCTAGTAAATAACTTGACATTATAGTAAAAAGGTAATATAATATAGGTGTACGAAAGAGGGGAGCGTAGTAATAACGGATTTACTGACGCTCCCTCATATCTGTAGAACGGATGACAATATGAGAAAAATAACATTTTCTAATTTAGAAGATTACACAACACAACTACACCAGCATAAAATAATATCATTATCAAATGAAGAGTTTAAATATGCCTGTGATACATGCATAGTACGTCGATCAACTGATAATAAATATTATATAGGTGATGTCCTTATCGTACATGTAGATAACGGATAACCAATGAAATATGACAGTAAATGAATTAATCACACAATTACAAAGCTTACACCCATCCTATTCAGGCATAGAAGTTAAGATTTTATATGATGGTGCCGTTAGAGCTAATTTAGATAACTTATACGTTTCTAATGTTGGTGATCTGGTAGTAAGTGACAATACAGAACATGCTATATGGAAAGATGATGAACCGATGGAGACGATATGACATACAAGTTTGCCTGTAACAAATGCCATAAAGTTTTCATAATTAAAGAGAGTATGAGACGTATTGAGCAACTACGTCCATTATGTAAGATATGCGATACACCACTAAATAGAGTATATACACCAGCTCCGGTACATTATAAGGGGACTGGGTTTTATACAACTGATTACAAGGGGAAGTGATGAAAGAGCATATGGAAAAACTTGAAGCACTTGTTCCAGAGTTTGAAGAGGAAATGGGTATTGTTGACATGGACTTAAGTAACCACTCCTATCTATACAGGTATATCATATGGTTAGAGGATAACTTGATACATGAGCGTGCAATGAGAGATATGGACTCAGTACCAGATAATTGGTGAAAGGTGTAAATGATGGCTGATATAAGTGAAAAGCATAAAGGTAAGAAATGGCGGTAAAGACTGAAGAGTTAATTTCTGGTATAGTTTCAAGGCTAGAAAAGCAACTAATATCAGGTAAATTATCAACTAAGTTCAGCCCAGTTATATACCTAATAAAAAATACTAAAACAAATAAATCATATATAGGCCGTACTCGTCAAGAGTTTTTTAAAAGATGGCTACAGCACTTTAGGGATATGGATGAAATAAAATTTCACAAAGAGATAACAAAAGACAACATATGTGATTGGTCATTTAGAATATTGTGTATTATGGATTGTAGTGTTACTGATAAAGAGATGTCTAAAAAAGAACAACATTATATTAAAAAGTATGATTCCATAACTAATGGGTATAATGATCGTAATGAAACTAAAGCGTGAGGTAAACGTGGTATGGCTAACAATGAGAATCTAAAACCATTTAAGAAGGGCGAAAAGAGGGCAGTAGAGTGTGGTAAAAAATCAAAGCGTGGTGTATCGCTTAAAACAGCACTAAAAAAAATGTTTAAAGAACAAAACGATATGAGTGGCGATCTGTCGGAGGAAAACTTCGTAAAAGCATGTACTTTAGCTGGGATGAAGGGCAACGCTGGTATGGCAAAAATAATATTTGAATACATAGATGGCAAAGTTAAGCAAGAAATAGAACTAGAAGCTAACGTAACAAGCGAACTAACATTTCAGGAAGTAGCCGAGCTGGACGATGAATAAGTCTGTTTCTACATGGTGCCGAATATTTAACCCACTTTTAAAACTAGGTAAATACCGCTATAAGGTCATGCATGGTGGCCGTGCTGGTATGAAGACGGAGCATTGTGGGCTGGCTCTTCTTAAGATAGCATCTAAATGCAAATGCCGTATACTATGCACACGCGAAGTCCAGAACAGTATTGAAGATAGTGTATACCAGACATTAGTTGATATAATTGACCTACACAACTTAAACTTCCATGTAACAAAAAATAAGATTACCCATAGGAAGACAGGTAGTCAATTTTCATTCAAGGGGCTACAGCAACAGACTATTAATAGTGTCAAATCCTTTGCTAAGGCCGATATATGTTGGATTGAGGAAGCGCAATCTATAAGTGAGAAATCATGGGATGTGCTAATAAATACCATAAGACAGCCTAATAGTGAAATATGGGTAACATTTAATCCTGACTTAGAAGATGACTATGTTTATAAGACGTGTGTAACTGAAAAATTACATGATGCATGGATATTACAGGTTAATTATAACAAAAACCCGTGGTTTAGAGATAGGCCACTATATAAAGAAATGCTCAGTTGTAAAAAGAATCATCCTATGAAGTATAGGCATATATGGCTTGGTGAACCGATTAGTAATTATGAAGCTAATGTATACCGCTTTGATAGACAGGTGAACATCGTTGAACATGATATCAAATATAATGAGGGATTCGAGACATACGTATCATGGGACTTTGGAACGGCAGACGATACGGCAATTATCTTCTATCAGCTTATACCAACACCTGAAAGCGATATAGGGTATGAGATACATATATTCGATGAGTATGTGAATAACAACGAAGACGATCAGCACTACAGAGATGTGGTAGACAGCAAAAACTATCTTATTGACCGTCATTACTGCGATCCTGCTGGTAGTGGTAGACAATCGGATCTGACATCATGGATTGATAAGCTTAAAAAGAATCCTAGGACGGGGACTATAGATTGGCATTTTGAATACAGCAACTTTTACAGGTCGAAGACTAAGGCGAGTATAGACATAGCAAACGATATAATACCGTGGGTAAGGTATAATCAGCATCAATGTCCACACTTCCATAAAATGGCTTTTCACTGGCAGTTTAGAACAGACAAAGACGATAAAATAGTACTACCACCTAAACCAAACCATGATGAGTTTTCACACATGGGTACATCGTTCTATTATTTTGCCGTGAACAGATTCCCTCCAAAGGGTAAAGCGAAGATAAGAGTATTAAAATAATTTGACAATTGACGCTAATAGTAGTATAATTAAATTACAAAATAGTACATCGGTAGAACTGATTTACATTAAGGAGACAAAAATTGTCTAATAATGATATTTCAGCCAGAATACGAACCGGATCTAAACTAAACATCAAATACGCTGTACAAAACTTAATCGATATATACAAAGATAACTGGGATTATATCATTGATAGTGAGTTACAGGATCAAGTCGACCAAGAAACATACGACAAATACTATTGGTTAATAACTAAAGAGTTAAACATACTTAAACGAGTTACTAACGACCTATCTTTAATCTATAAAGAACCACCAGAACGCAAGGCAATTATACCAACCCAAAATGAAGGTGATACAACCCAGAGTGAAGGTGAACCAAAAGAGGTTGTAGATAAGAACTATGATGCTAGCCAAAAGGATGTGTCAAAAGACTTAGTATTACAGAACATCAATAAATACACCAACCTCGTTAATCACACACTACTGAAAGTCACATATCGTGATGGCAAATTAGACTATGACCAAATCAACTTCAATAATGCTGAGATATTCAGTAGCAAAAACGATTGGATGCGTGTTGTAGCAGTAAAGCACTATTTCGGGTATAAGTTTCCAGGTGAACAGCAACACACCAATAAGACATCGTTAAAACTGGCAGATGGTGAAGGGCTTGCGGTTGGTACAGTGCAGAACTACACAGAGTCTAAAATATGGGTTATTGAAGATATCAACTCCGCTGGTATTATTGAAAATGATGAGTATGAATCTCTACAGGGTGGTTATATATACACTGTCAAGACTGTTGGTGACCGTGAAGTTATATTAAGCAAAGAGGAGATAGTATACAAAGATACCGACGGTAATGCAATACTTCCATTTGTCCTATATAATAAATCATATCCAGTCGATAACATACTGGACTTCACTAGTGGTAATGATCTGCGTGACCTCAATATAAACGTAGCTATTATGATGATATGGATTAACTCACTTGTTAAATATCAGTCATTTAAGCAACTTGTATTCAACACCGACATGCCAGATAACATTACAGATATGAAGCTTGGTCCGGCTGATGCTATTGTTAATCCTACGCGTGAGGGTAACGGCAACGTACAGGTATTAGACCTACAGGCCAAAGTCATGGAGTTGTATGATCTTGTTAAGAATCGTATTATGACAACCCTATCCGGATATGGTGTATCCCCTGATAACTTCAGTATGAGTGCTAGCCCTACAAGCGGATTTGCTCTGATGATTAGTAATATGGGTAAACTAGAAAGCAGACAGGCTCAATTACCAACGTACGCAATGGGTGAAAAGAAGATATTTGAAATAGAGCGTATCATATGGAACTATCACAAGACTGATAAAAAGATTAATGAGAATGCAGAACTTCAGGTTGATTTCATAGAACCAGAGTTTCCACAAACCCCCGAAGAGGAGACCAAGGAAGCTGAGTTTGAACTAATGCACAATCTTACTACAGAGATTGATCTACTAATGAAAAAGAATCCAGATCTTACAGAGGAGCAAGCCAAAGCCAAATGGCTAAGCAATAAAGCTGTAAATGATACTACAGACCAAGCCGAAGAGGAGTTTACACAACCTGGTGGACAACCAAAGGAACCTGTAACAGATAATGAGTAACATAGCAGAGCAAGACATTAAACAAACGAGACGGACTGAAGATAAGGCCGTAAATAGTGCTGATGATATGATGTCTATATTTGCCCTTAATATTGGTCAACTACTTAAAAAGGGAGATGCTGATATAACACTAATTAAGCATGAAGTAGAGAATGCCTTAAATGAAGCGGGGTTTGATGAAACTATAAACGGTGTTACTAATCAAGATTATCAGGAATTAATCAACCAAAGTCATACGTTATATACAAAGATAACAGGTGATAAAAACATAGTGATAACAGATGAAGAAGTTAACGGACCAGAGAACACTTGACAAGGGTAAGTTTCAAACTATGAAAGATACTATAGTTTCGAGATTTACACAGCTTGTATATAATACGCGTCAGGGTGTAGTACCGCCAAAGGTTGCTAAATCATCACTAATAAACGAGATACGCAAGACTAAAAATAATCTCAAAACTGAAATAGGTACAAGGATTAATGGGTTTAAGCAGTTAGCCCGTAATGAGTACGCCAGAGTATTAGGTATCGAAAAGTTTCAATATGTTGGTCCCATAGATGCAAAGACACGTGATTTTTGTAAGCATCATACAGGTGAGGTCAAAACTAAAGCCGAATGGGATAGTTTAGATAACGGCCAAAAGAATCCAGTAAGCGTATATCGTGGTGGTTATAATTGCCGTCATTCATTGGTGGGTGTAAGGGATATTGCTAGTGATATATTAGAAGCGGCAGCGGTTGCAACTATCGCAAAGGCTGTTATATCCGAAAAAGAAGAGACTCAAGATGTCATTTAAAATTAAAATAAAGACTATGGAAATTGAAAAGCGTATTAAAGCGTTACGTAAGTTTGATACTGTAGTACTTAATTCGGCAAAGAGAGCAAAGAAGCTTATAACACAAAACTGGGATAAGGGCAAAGGCGCAGACGGTAATAAAATGCCAAAGCTAACTGCAAAATATAGAGAATATAAATCAAAGAAGGGACGTAAACCAATCAGGGATTTATTATTTATGTCAACTATGAGAGCTTCCTTAATGGCAATACGTAAAAAGGTTAATTATTATGTATTGACTTTTATTGGTGGTGGTGAAACTGATAAGGCATTAGGAAACGTCAAACATGCACCAAATATGATGCTCCCTATATCTGATAAAATAAATCAAAGGGTACAGCGGTTTGCATTTGATTTGTATAATAAAATAAAGGGTTAATTATGAAAGTAGTAAAAGTATTAGGTAGTGAACGAGTATATTTAATGGATGACGGTAGCAAGATACCATTTGGAGAGCTTGGAAAAACTAGGCCAGTGGTAGGAAAACCAGTATTCGAAAAGCCTAAAAAGAAGCGTAAATATAAACGCAAGAAAAAGGTAATTGAGGAATAGTCATGGCGTTAGGTGGTCCTGTACATGTAGCTAATCCGGCTAATAACCCAGTTAATACAAGAACACTTGATAGTAGTGGTAATCCGTATACCGATAGTAACGCTTTACCAATTAAAATAATTGGTAGTAGTGGTAATACAGCTGACGTCAACACTGAAGGGCAAATTCATGTTGTACAACGTGGTAAAGTAGATGTAAATAATAGTACAGCGGTTACATTATCGGCTGGCGGTGTATTTACGGGTTCATGGGTTGAAACATTAGATTATGCAGTTATCACAGTCTTAGTATATAGCAATGTTATAAGTAAAACAGACGGATTAGAAGTACAATTTTCATCAGATGGAACGAATGAGGATGGCTGTGATTTGTTTACAATTGCAGCTGAAACGGGTAAAACATTTTCATTTCAACCACAAGGTCAATATTATCGGATTAAATATACCAACGGTAGTACAATACAAGCTGAGTTTAGATTACAGTCAATCATAAAGAAGTCATATGTTAAGCCGTCAAGCCATAGAATACAAGATGAAATTAGTAGTCAGGACGATGCTGAACTAGTAAAATCCGCAATAACAGGGGAAGACCCTACTGGTACATGGAGAAACGTTAATACTACTCAGGACGGTGATTTATCAATATCCGACAATAGTAGTGGTTTATCAATAGCACAAGGACTAGTAACCGATACAACATTTATACATAAGTTTGGTAATGCACCTAATTTTGATTCTGCGGATAACGAAGTTACGGTTTGGGATGGTGCTAGTGATGGAGCATCATATGAAGCTATGAACTATACATGGTCAACGACTGCGGATATAGACAGTCTATCGTCAAGTAGTGCATCAGATACCCTTATAGATATTGAGATACAAGGACTTGATAGTAATTATAACGAAGTAATACAAACAATAACCCTTAATGGTCAAAGTAGAGTAGCATTGACTACTAATTTAATAAGAGTTTACAGACTTACTAATATAGGTATGATTTCACTTGCGGGAGAATGTTTTTGTTATGTAGATGGTACTTTATCAGGTGGTGTACCAACAGATACAAGTACAATTCGTGCTATTATATCGCAAGGCATAACAGCAAGTAATAATCAAACATTAATGTCAATATATACCGTACCCAGTGGATTACAGGGTTTTATGCGTGACTGGTACGCAACTATAGCAGGGGCAAATAAAACAAGTAACTACATGATAAGATTATACGCAAGACCATTTAATAGTGTTTTTCAATTAAAACATATTTCATCCATAGGAGATCAAGGTACATCAGCATTTAAGCATAACTATATAGAGCCTGAAATATATGACGAAAAAACAGATTTAATGATGACGGTAGCAGCAACCGCGGCGGGTGTTACAGGTGCTGCATTTAGTTCAGGATTTGATTTAGTGTTAAAAACTCCGATAGCTATAACAGGCAATATATTACAAGAAAGTGGATTTCGTATACTTCAAGAAAATGGAGACAGATTATTAAGATAGGATAAAACAATGGCAGATGCAAAAATTACTCAATTAAATGAATTAGCGGCTACCCCTGATTCATCAGATGTTATAGCTATAGTGGATGACCCCGCAGGAACTCCCGAAACTAAGAAAATAACTTATGCTAACCTCGGTATTTCTTTGAATACTACACATAGAAGTTCGGACGGTACAGACCATGCAAATGTTGTATTAAATGATACTCACAGGGGTTCAGATGGTTCAGACCATACATTTATAGACCAAGATATAACAATTGGTGCAAGCCCAACTCTTGACGGTGCTAATATTACTGGAGTAGTAAGTGCAATAACATACTTCTTTCAGGCGGATATGTTTGAAAACCCTAACAATGCGGATTGGACGGTTAATTCATTAGCCGGAGCATTGGCAGATACTAATAATGCAGCATTAATAGTAAGGCAAATGGCAGATGCTACAGAGAGTGGTTTTGGATTTACTGTTTATGTACCTACTGGAGCAACTAATATAGTTTTTGACATAGTTTCAAGGTCAGAGGATGGTACTAGTGGTAATGCTCTACCGAAATTATATGTAAGGGAAATATCAGATAATGCAGCTGTAGAGTCATGGAGTGCGGGTACTAATTTAACAGCGGTTGCAATGCCAGCAAACGAAAACTTTCAATTTGATACCCAAAGTATAGCACTTAGTACACTAGGCATGACGGCGGGTAATATATCACAATTTGAGTTTACGCGTGATGGTGCAAACGGTAGTGATACTCTAAACGGTGCGATATGGACACTATTAAGCATAAGGGTAAGATTTACATAAATGGCTTCAATAACAATGGCTTCTACAAGTCGGTTAAGGGTTGAAAGTGCAATCGGTACTACATCATCAGGTACGACTATTTGTTTATGGGTTATACCTTCGGCCTTATCCACTAGTACAAACCTAAGAATGTGGTTGATGTCAAATAAGTGTGTAGGATCAAATACGAATACATCTGGAGATATAAGAGTTATTGACCTAGGTGGGACAGTGTTTCAAACCGTTACTGATTCGTCAACACTAACAATAGGTACACCAACATTTATATCATTAAGCATAAGCGGTTCAACAGTAACTTTAGGAGTAAACGGGGTTAATGTTGATTCGGATTCGGTTACAACTTTAGTATCAGATACGGGTTTTCATATTGGTGAAACTACAAACGCATTACCAGGAGAATACGGGAGTATTAGAGTTTTTAATAGAGAATTATCACAGGTAGAAATTAACACAATATATACCACACAAGGCAGAGACGGAATTGTAGAAGATCAAGTATATAGGGTTGATGGTACCGAAGTATCACAGGGTGATACTATATCAACTAACACATTAAAAAATATAATGGATACATCAGATTCACTAGTAGTATCTAATACTATAGTAGGTGGTAACGGACTTATCCCAGTAGGGTATAGAAGGAGAATAGCATAATGCCAGTCTTAGCAAAAAATAATGTAACAAAAAATTATAATAATTGGAGAATTAAAGAGTTTATAGTTCTTTATGATGAATATAAAATTAAAATAGTATATGGTATTAGTGCTAACTTAGGTAATAAATATGAATACCAAAGTATATCTAGAACAACAATAGAAGGTGAAGACTTTGCAAAAATAGCATTTTCGATATGTTCGGGTGAATTAAGCTTAAAAGATAATATTAAAAAAGCATTATATCAATACCTTATTGATAAAGGATTGATTGACAACAATAAAATAGATTAAATTATGAGAAACATCAAAACATTACGCGATATAGGCAAGGATAGAAACTGTCTTATTATTGGCGGTGGTCATAGTGTCAATAATCTTGAACTATCCGCAATACCGCGCAATATGTATGTTATCGTTACTAATAACCACATGTTACCACATGCTAATATGATAGTTTATTACGATAAGGATATGAGAGACTATTTTAATAAGACCAAGATAATGCCGAATCAGCTATTAGTGGGATTTAAACACAGCGATAAAATAGACCATACAAGTAATAATTGTACTCACTATTTCAACTATGAAAGCATGGTATTTGGTGATAGTGGGTTTCATGCCTTACAGTTTGCCGATCAGGTATTTGGGTTTAACAATATCTATTTGTCTGGTTATGACTATTCGGTTAAGGGCGATAGTTACCATTATAACGAGGATAAAAGCAATAAGACAAAGCAAGACAGATTTATAACATGGAGTATAGGGAAGGTCCTCAATCAATACAATGATATTGAGTGGAAAAACAACATATTTAACTGTAATCGTAACAGCGCATTAGACATCTTTAAATATGGGTTACCCTATTGACTTTATGTGTGTATGGTATTATAATTAAGTTAACGTTAACTTAATATAAGTTAATTAACAAAGGAGGGCATGAATGCCAGAAGAAACACCAATAGTAGAAACTGTTGAAAGTGCAGAGACAAAACAAGAACACCCTGGGTTATCACATTTACCCGAGGAAGATCAAAAACTGATTATTGCATTACGTCAAGAATCAGCGGATAAACGCATCAAAGCAAAGGAAGCATTAAAAGAGCTTGAAACACTAAAAGAAGAAAAACGATTAGCAGATGAAAAGAAAATGGAAGAGGACGGAAAACTAAAGGAATTACTTGATGCAAAGGTAGAGGAATTAAAACAACTCTCACCACTAAAAGAAGAACACGATTCTATGAAGGATTATTTTACATCCAAATTAGAAGAAAAAATCAAAGATTTACCAGAGGTCCAAAAAGAGCTAGTAATGTCTAATGATAAATTAAATGTAGCTCAAAAACTAGATTGGACTGAAAAACTATTAAACGAGGTTAACGGATTGAAGCCAACGCCCGACAGTGTACGCCCTGGCGGTGATGCACCAGATGAAAACATTGATATGAAAGACTATTTAGGCAAGGAAAATCAACATAAATTGGTGAACCTATCTAAAACAAATAGACCTTTATATGATGCGATTATCAAAGAGAAAAACAAACTAAACATATAAAGGAGATAGATTATGTCTATTAAATATTCAAATTTTATCGACCCTGAAGTATTGGAAGGTATTGTCGGTGCTGATTTTCAGAACGAAGCCAAACTTATTACTTCAGGTGTTGTCAAAAAAGGCGGTACACCAAGTGAAGGTTCACAAATAGAGTGGATTAAAGAAACATTATTCCAAACGGATGATACTGGTCAAACTGTAGGTGTTGACACCGAAATTGATCTTAAAAACAAGACTCAAACATCATATGCAATGCCTATCGTATGGCGTGCTGATGGTGCTGAACTTGATGATATTAGCGAAGAAATTATGGCCAAACGTGGTGGTACTGATCTTGCTATTGAAGGTGCAACTACTGAGCTAGCCGGAGCTATTACAACTAAAGCAGGGCAGATGGTTGATACTGTAGGTATTAAGATTATAGATGGTTCTGCAAAATGGATTATCACTGATACTAATAACTACAATAACGCTAATGGTAGCCAAGCCAATTTAGTCGACCTAGAACAAACTCGTTCACTACGTGGTGAAAAGGGTGTCAATTTTGAGGGTGGTTTCATGATTATGCGTGGTGTTATGTATCACAAATTAGCGTCACTTGGTCTAGTTGCTGCAACTTCAAATACTATGGGTAACATGGCACAGGATGAAATTGTTCGTAGTGGTGTAGTTGGTTCTCTTTTGGGAATGAACATTCTACCTACTGACAAAATTGCCCTTGAAGCTGGTGGTACTGACCATCTAATCCACTTTATTGAGCGTGGTGCGCTTAATATGAAATTAAGTGGTGCACCTTCTATTGACCCAGTTATTAGAGCTACTCGGTCATTTAAAGATTCGATCAAATTCAAAGTTTCTTTGGGTGGTATTGTAAAAGGTCTATCATGGTCAGCTTCTAAAGTTAACCCTGCAACCATAACTAATACCGTCCTAGCAACTGGCACGAACTACGAACAAGCTGCAACGAACATTAAAAACGTTCCTATGGCTGTTGTACGTTTTGACGCGCCTACTTTCTAAGGAGTTATAACATGAGTGCAAATAATAGAATAGGTTATTTACAAAAGGTTATTGCTTACACCGATACTACATCTGTTGATGTTGGTTTCTTACCCCCTAATTCTTACGTCACTGGCGTTAAAGTATTGGTAACAACTGACTTCACCGATGGTGTTCTCGATGTTGGTAAAACTGGGACCGCTGCATATTACGCCGATGACGTTTCTTTAAATGGGACTGGTTCTAAATCAGTAACATCTACAAGCGCATGGGGTAACGTAGAATCCACAGCCGATCAAACAACTATCACAGCCATTGTGGTTGCTACTGGTACCGGACTTGCTGCCGGATCTGCCAAACTAGTTGTTGAATACGCGTATATAGATTAATGAGTCATAAAGCCCTATCAGCTGATGAGTTGTACAAGTCCTATAGGGCTTATGAAAAACAAATCGATAAACAGGTTAAAGCGGGGGAGATTAGCAATAATCAAGCCCGTTTATACCTGAATAAAGCGCGGAAAAGTTACAAAGATCAAAATTACAATAAATATTTGAGTAGACTTAAATGAGAATAGAAATAGAACAGAGTCAAGATTATACCTTTAGTTGGTCTTTTTACGACAGGAATATACAAGAAATCCCAGTAGAGGGAACCATAGTAGTATATCAAAATAGTGGTACTGAGCTTGTAAGTGAAACGGCTATTTCAATTGAAACTGACGGTGAAATGAGATATACGCTACAGTCTGCAAATACTGGGACTATAGCATGTAACTACAAAATAGAGCTACAATATAAAGTCGATGATACTGTTAGTAGATTGTTTTATTTATTCGACATCGTTGCTACACCAATTAAAAACAACGTACGAGATGAAGACTTATTTAAGTATGTTGGTGAATTAAGAAGCAAGTACAAGCCATACGTAAAGGAAACATCTTCACTTGGTACGAGTTCTTCATTTATAAGTAAAGAAATAGAACCATTAAATATCAATTTTAAAGGCGGATACGTTGATATTTATATCGATGATACAACCGTACACAGTGCAGAGGTTATAACATGGGAACCTCAACTATACAGGATTACATTTAAACCACAATATACCGATAGTATTGCATCGGGTGTACGTTTTAGGATAAGACCTAGTTACCAGGACTTTATTGATGAGGCATATGATAATATTGTATGCCGTGATATCCGTAATAAGGTAGGTCTAAAAGCAAGGTATATTGACACCACTATTACAAGAAATCTAACTGTTTATAAATCACTTGAAATTATATGTTTCTCCAATGTAGAGGAGGAAGGTGATAAGTGGTATATGCGAGCTAATAAGTTTGGGCAAGACTATAAGGATGAGTTACAGAGATTACTTGAACCTGTAGATGCAGACGATGACGGTAATATCTCAGATGAAGAAAACGAGAATAGACCAAGCTCAATGAATAGGAGTATCCGAAGATGATAGCATCTGATATCTACGACCTAGTTCAATACATTACAAGCGAGGTTAAAATTAACACCACGTTTGGCAATCCTGATCTTGGTGCCGATGAATTACCACATTGTAAAATTATGATGACAGATGATTTTGAAATACATAATCAAAACACTAAAACATTAACATTGGATTTACCTTTAGAGCTTCGTATTGTTGTTTCTGAAGGTGAAGAACTAAAAGCACTTGAAGTGTTTGAAAGGTTGCTATTGAAAGTCAACCAGTTTAAAGATCATACGGGTAGCAAGTTAGAAGGAACGGGTACCCCTGAATATGTAGAAGATACTAAAACTTTCGAGATTAGTACACTTTACACAATAAAACCATTAATACAAGATACACAATAAGGAGCTAATCATGGCATTAACATATTACACTGGGCTTTCGGACGTTGACATAGCAAAAGAGGTCATCGCAAAGGCACCAGATTTATACATACAAAAAAGAGAATACGCGGGTACCGGAGTATACGCGGTTGATAGTACAGGCGGTGGTACTTCAATACTAACCCCTGCAACAAATCCAAGTTGGACCATAAATGAGTTCGCTTCCACTGTAGCTGATAACCTACTGATTACCGATGACAATGGAAAGGTTGCAACTGGTAAAATCATATATAATGATGATGGTAGTATCGCATTTGATGAAAGTGCAATGGTACTTGAAGAGGATGGAACCACAGCACCAACATTAACGGCTGGTAGTTCTTACACATTTAAGGTATATACACCGTCAAGTGATGCGGGCAATACATACGGTCCTTTCTTCGGCCTTGTAGAGGGTGCAGAGCTTAATATTACAGATACTTTCATGAAGTTTAAGTATTCAACTCCTAAAAAGCTACTTTTCAAGGATCTTGAAGAGCGTGAAGGCCAAATCACAGGCGGACAAGTTAATTTCAGCGGTACCGATGTTGCCAAAACTATTTTCGGTGCTGTAGAATATGGTAGTCAAACAGGACAAACTTCACTTGCTGTTGGTAGCGAGCCTGATACTGATGTCTTCTATAGACCTACATTCGTCGGTGAAGATAGATCTAATAGATCATGGATCGTACGCCTTAGGGAAGTACAATTTGAAATTACTGGTAATCAGTTTGGTAAAGCTGAAAGCGGTCACTTTATGGCACCTTTTACAGCCGACCTTATCAGTGATACTCTATATCCTACAAACGCGGATTTAATGCAGATTGTAAGAGTAGATTAATGATAACCCTTAGTATAACACATCTAATCATATTAGGAGTTATACTATTGTATATACTCTTTAAAAACAGAGAGTATAAAAGTAAAATAGCTAGCCCCGAACGTATCTATGTTGATACATCAGGGGTTAGTGTTAACCCTCCAAATTTTATTGAAGTATTAAAGAATAAGACTATCAATTTTGATATTGGTACACACGCTATAAAAATAACACATATAACACCAAGTGACGGCTTTACGAGTGTTAATCTTATAGCATCATTATTTAGTAAGTTTTCTGATTTAATGGAAAAGATACCAGAAAATAAAATTGAAAGGATTAAAAACAACCTATTAAAAGCAGGCATTTATAAACAAATAGTCTACGAAATATATAATCTTTCAAAGAGTTTTACGAGTGGTAATGGTGGTTATAGACGCGCCTTAATTGATTATTCCAAAACACATGAAGAGGAAATATTTTTAATAGTTGACCAAATATTCGATTATTGGATGTATATAAAAAAGCTGGTAGCCCTCCTGTCGAAGGGGGGCAGCAAACGGATGATACTTGGAGAGGGGTGTACTTGGAACTCTTACGAAACGGATATGACTGGAAATCGTATAATAAAGCCCCGCTTCGGATTATCTATGAATTAATAGAGCAAATTAATGTCGAGAAACTAAAGAAGTATAAACATGGCAAAAGATAAAATAGAGATACAAGTACTAGCCAAGGGCGTAAAGGAAGCTCAAGCCGAAATTGATAAACTCAAAAAGAAACTTGAAGATACAACCAAAAAAAACGAGGGATTTGCTAGAGTATTTAAAGCGTCATGGTTAAAAATTGCGGGTGTTGTCACCGCTGGTGGTATTGCTATATCAAAGGCTATTAATATAGCAACAGGCGCTGCGAAGTTTAATCAATCAGTACAGGCAATGGAAACACAATTTGGTGTATCTTCTAAGCGAATATTAAAAGAGTTAAAAAGAGTATCTAAAGGTACTATTTCAAATGCTGATATTATAAGCTCTGCAAATAAAGCTATGGCGTTAAATGTTACTAAAGACATTGATGAAATGGCAAACCTTATGGAAGTTGCAAGGGTACGCGGTCAGGCTATGGGGCTTGATACCACACAGGCGTTTAATGATATTGTAACTGGTATCGGTCGTGGATCTCCTTTAATTTTAGATAACCTCGGTATAATCACCAAGGGGTGGGCTGAAGAAGCAAAGGCAGCTGGCAAGGCTATGGATGCTCAGTTCATACTTAATAAGGTTCTTGCAGACGGTGCAAAAATACTGGAAAAAACTGGTGATGTTGCGTTGACTGATGCTGAAAAGTTCCAAAAGGTAACAAGTTCATTTAAAAATATGGCTGTTAGTCTTGGAAGTAAATTACTACCAGTTGTATCGGTTGTATCTGGTAGTATAGCGGATTTATTTAAAGAGGAAGACGATCTATTAACTACTACAAAGAACCTTATAAGTGCAACCGATGAATATAGAAGGGTATCAAGTGAGTTAGACTCAGCAAATAAAAAGCTAACACAGAGCGAACGCAGTAAAAGAATTGAACGGCAATTAGAATTAAAATCTCAGTATGTAAACTTTATCAACAATATTAATAAACAGTACAGAGAGTCATTATCACTAGTACCTAATCTAGAAAAAGAGATATCCAAACTTAAAGATAAACGAGATGAAAACAATGAAACACTCGAAAAGCAAAAACAATTACTTGACGTTTTAGGTACTAATAGCGGAGCGTATCGAACTGTACAGGCTCAGGTTACTGATACATTAAGTAAACAAAATAAAATACTAACTCAATTAGATGAAAAGGAAAATCTGTTATCAGATACCACAAAAAATCTAACAGAGTCTAAACGTCAACTAGCAATAGGGTTACGAGATGGTAAAATTGAAATTGAAGATATACTAAAGTTATCTCCTGACTTAGCAAATGAGATAATAAACCTATCTGAAACAATAAAGGATAACACTGGAAAGGTTGATAAAAATACTAATTCTGTAGTCAAAAACAAAGAAGCATCTGAGGCACTTAAAAAAGCACGGCAAGAATTAATCATAGAAGCCATTAAAATGGGTATAGCTGAAAAGGATTTGACAGACTTAACGCTTGAACAAATACAAAAAAGAATAGAAGCTTTTCAGCAAGAAAAAGAAATAAAAGAAGCTCTTTTACAGGCTGGTTTTGATAGTGCTAAAACAATAAACGATGAAATATTTAGAAGACTACAAGAATCAAGGGCATTAGACTTTGAAAACGCTAACGAATATACGCAACAATTAAAAGCATTAGATGAAGAGGAATCCGCAAGAAAACGGGCTGATAAAGAAGCTGAATTAGAACAGGCCATTGCAAACGGTGATGAAGAGCTAGCCAATGAAATAAGACTAGAACTACAACGCGAAGACCTAAAGAAGAAAGAAGCCGAGCGTGAAAAGAAACTAAAAACAGAACAATTTAAAGCAGATCGAAAAGCCAAGTTTATACAGGCCCTTATTAATACCGCCCTTGCTGTAACTGCATTTTTAGCAAAGGGAGACCTTGCGGGGGCAACCGCTGCGGGTATTGCTGGCGGTGTAGAGTCTGCTATTATTATGTCACAACCAGTGCCGAAGTTTAGACAGGGTACGGATTTTTCACCTGGTGGTACTGCGCTTGTCGGTGAAGCTGGTCCCGAACTTGTAAACATTCCACAAGGTTCACAAGTAACACCTAATAATGTAAGTAATACAGAAAATATTGATAATAGAAATACAGTTATAAATGTATCAAGCCCAAACGCTATTGAGTTTGTAAACGAGCTACAACAAACGTATGGTATTGATGTATTTGGGGGCGGATAATGGCTATAATATCAGATGGAACTACAAGCGTTGATTTGGGCCTTTGTGCTGAGTTAATAGACCCTATATTAGAAAAATCTAGTAAACGTACAGCGGGCGGTAATACACGCAGTATTACGAGTGGTGAAAGATTAGTATTTTCGGTTAAAGGACGTGTCACACCCACTATTCTTCGTTCGGCGTTTGACCTATTAAAAAACGGGGCTAGTAATTACTTTTATACCCCAAATGATGCATCCGAATGGGAGGATCTTTATGATTCTAGTAACTTCCCCCTAAACTGCAATATAACTGGTCTAAAGAGAGAATGGGATAATAGAAACTATTACTATATTATGTTTAATGTGGAGTCAGTATCATATGTCTAGAGAGGCCAGCACATCTGCAAGAACAGAGGAAATAGTCAATAACCTCATAAGCCCAAACATACAAGCTGAGGTGTACCTTGAGGTGTATGATAATGGATCATGGCAAGTCATAGAAGATATCGACATAGAGCGTGGTATCGATTGGACCGAGAGTGGTAAAAAGCTAAAGTTTAGTAATTTTGCGCTAACGCCTTTACCTGGTACTATATCGTTTTCGGTATACAATGAAAATGGTAAATATTTCCCTGGTAGTGGGACCACTAGTGAAAACCTATTTGATATTGATACAAAAGTAAGATTAAAAGCTGGCTATATACTCGACGATGGTAGCACGTCAAGCGAAAGCCTAAATCTAAACGATATCGCTGGTGAAACAATAAAATCGTTTTTCTTTGGTACTGAGCATAGTGGAGGGACTGTAATATTAGATTCTGACAATGTGAGTGGTGCAACACATTTCGCGCCTGAGTTTTTACCCCTGTATGATAGTGTTAATTATGGTAGTACAACATACACCCCTGACGCTTACACAGTCCAAACATATGATACTAATGTTATCGGGTTGGAATCCTTTGATAAAATAACCGTAACCGCTAATAATACCGCTGGTAAAATATATTATAGGACCTTTGACGATCCTAACTTAATAAGCACTAGTAATTTCACATCATGGATTTATGGTGCCGATACTATAGACGGTACTCAAGAAATAGACTTTACTGATATTGACAATGAAAGGTTTATACAAGTTGCTGTTTTATATGACGGTATTACATGGAGTAGTAATTATATTATATCTGATATTACAGTATATACTATTTCTAAGTTTGAAGTATTATATACATCTGTTTATTACCTTGATAACCCTTCGTTTACTGACCCAAAAGCTCCTATTATGCCGATGATATCATGTAAAGGCCGTGATACGTACCGAAAAGCCATAGGGATTGATATAAAATATAGTGATGTTAACGGATTATTTATTGATGATATTATAAAGTCTATATGTGATAAAGTGGGCATTGCTTACACAGCTACGAGTATTGCTGATCTATCATCATTTGGTGCGCGTACCACATTGACTGTTGGTAATACAGATGTTGTAAAAGCTGAGAATCTATTAGATCAATGTATGCAAGTTATCAATACTACAGGGTATGTAATGTATACCGAGTATGATAGTGATACTGATGATAATGTTTTATACGTACAACCAAGGCCAGAGATTGACGATACCACAGGTGTATTTAATTATCTTAATTATGAGAACATCGGAAGTGTTGCAAAGAATAGTGGTAAAATATTACAGAGAATAACCGCGATAACAGATAATAATACAACCGATGAAGAGGTCCAACTTGATGTTGAAGCTATAAGCTCAACTGGTAGTAAGTCACTCACATGGTCTGGCAATGCTGCATATAAACGATTAACGGTTGATAAACCAGATGATATTACAGTAAGTAATCTATCTGTTAATCCTACAAGTATATCGTTTGATGTTGATAGTGTTACTGGCACTGTTACAGTCACAGCCTATGGTAATAAGTGGTCTAGTACTAACCCCAAATATGAAGGGGAGGGTATGAACTGGGATAATATGGCTAACCTAAACGGAACCACTGCACGACTTGAAAACCCCCTGTTTATATCTGATGCTGAATGCAAAAGTGTGTCAGATAGCTTTGTTAATCAATTCGGCACTCCTGTGTTTGAAGCTAAAAATTTAAAATGGCCTTATTTAAACCTAATAACTGAATTGAATGATGCTCAAATGATGTGGAGGCGTTTTGTAGGTGGTTCAAGTGCAGACCAGATCTATATTGTAACAAAGATAAAGCATCACTTTGACAAAAACAAAACACCTAATCATTATACACAGTTTGACCTTGATGACAGTGGATTTGCTTATTCGGATTTAGGGGACTTTATATATGATGACATAATGGATTATGATAAAGGTTTTGTGTATGATATGGGTATTAGTACCCCACTAAGTACTAACGATGAAATAGACAATGCAACAACTGAGATACACAATGTTGATTGCGCATAGGAGAATAACAACATGGCTGATAAATTAACTAGTGCGGATATATCTGAAGTAACCCGTCAAAGTGATGTAACGAGCTTACAACATAGAACTAATTACACCAACTTAAAGAATAAAATAAATGAATTAATTGACGATCTGGCAGCCGTTGCAATTGGTACCACAAACGCTGAAACAACCGCAGCACGTCCATATCATACCAACCTAAAAGAACGTTTAGATAGTATTGGTAGTGGTCAATTACCATATGTAAAAGACGGTGGGGAAGTAACACAGCAGGGTACACCAGATATGACAGTAGCTATTGCAGCTGGTGAAGCTAAAATTAACGGTATAGATGTTAAATGGAGTGCTGTAAATAGTGGTACAATAACCGCCCCTGTAATATCCACAGGTGGTATTACCACACGTTATGATGTTGTAGTAGCTAATACAGACAGTACTATTACAGTTGTTACAGGTTCCGAAAGTGAAAACGCTGTATTACCCTCTATAGCTAGCACGCAAAGACCATTGGCGGTTATAAAACTAAATAGTGAAGTAACCACTATTACAACCTCAATTATAGAGGATGCACGTTGTCAAGGTTGCGCATATTGCTTTGAAGGTAGAGTCAAATATAATTGGAAACTACAGGATGCTATTGATGATCTTACATCTGGTACTATATGGGTAGGAAAGGGCAACTATAGAGAGGATTTGACCTACGCAAGCGACCATACAATAAACTTTGAATCAGGTGCAGACATCTATGATAGTACAGGAACCGCAGCACCACCGAGAGACGTAGACTTGTCAGCACTTAATAATACTATACTTAAATATAATATAGGTATTAATGTTGCTCAATCATATAGACACGATGGTGAAATTATATTTTTTGATAAGGTAGATGCTAGAAGTAATGTCGATATAGATGGAAGCTTGGATATGTCATCAGGTGATGGTATACAGACAGATAATGTATATCTAAAAACAAAAATTGTTGAAATTGGAGCTTGGGATATGGACGCAACTAGTAGTCTAAATGTTGCTCATGGATTAACACAAACAAAAATAAGAGGATTGCAAGTTTTAATATATGAAGATGATGGTACTAGGATACTACAAATAGATAGAGCCGACAGCTCCGGTGTTTCTAGTGGTAGAGCGCAAATTACAAGTACTAATATTGAATTATTTAGGATTTCTGGTGGTGCATTTGATAATACAGATTACAATAGTACTGGCATTAATAGAGGTTATATCGTTATAACCTATGAAGCATAAGGAGTTAAATAATGGCAATATTACCAACTAGAGACAGTAGCGACACTAATAGCGCAGCGGATATAAACACACTAAGTGAAGAGGCGGTCAATAAAACTGAAGCTCAAACGGTAAACGGTGTTAAAACCTTCGGGAGTTTCCCAGTTACACCGAGTTCAGCACCTACGACAGACTATCAAGTTGCAAATAAAAAGTATGTTGATGACAATGGTGGTGGTGGCGGTGGTTCGACTGGAATAACATTTTATTTCAAAGGTAATGCATATGTTGGAACAAAGCAGGCACAAGTATTAATGCCAGCAAGTGCAACAATTAGCAAGGTTATAGCATACGCAGACACCGCACCAACAGGCGCAGACATGCAAATCGATGTAAATAAAAACGGAACTACAATATTTACAACACAATCAAAGCGTCCAATAATCGCAGCTGGTACAAATACAGATGATAGTGATACACCAGATGTTACAGCACTTACACAGGACGATATAGTTAGTATAGACGTTGACCAAGTAGGAAGCACTGTAGTCGGTGGTGATGATTTAATGGTAACAGTAGTATTTTCATAACATAATAAGGAGATAAATTATGGCATTAACAACCGCAGAAATAGCAAAAGTAAAAAAGATAATTAAAAAACAAGACGATAGCGAGACTGTAGATGAAATAAATAGAATTGCATACGAAGAAATAGCAATACTGCGAGATCAGATAAAAGCTATAGATGATAAGAGAATACAAGATATAAAAAACCTATAATGAAACCACCAGTAGTTGCCAATAGATTAGGCTCTTTATCACAAGTCAATAATAGCGTTATTGGTGTTAATGGTGCTATTGATGGTACAGTCACTTACTCAAGCGTCAAGTTTGATAATGGTGCTGATACAGGAACGGTGAGAAATAACCGAGTGGTATTTCTAGAAACATCAGGCACACTATTACCTAATACAGATCAATATACTGTAGAGTATTGGTGTCAACCAACATGGGCATGTACTGATTCAGTGGCACAGGATGGAGTTCAGCACCTACTATGGGGGTTGCATACTGATACATCAGACTCTACAGACTGGGAACACATAAACATATTTAATGGTTCTTCGTATTGGTATTCAAAAACGCCATCAGGTACAGAACTTAATCCAAGACTCGACACAATAAGTGGTTTAACGTGGACAGCTAGTGAAATCTTTCACATTGCTTGGGTAGTTGATAAGAATGGTATAGGTGGTGGTAGTGATACACTAAGAGTATATAAAAATGGTACTTCCATATTTAACTATACAGGTTCACGCACAACGGGTGCAAGTAGCACAATTAAATCATTTGTATTGGGTTCATATGATAATTTTACGGCTGGTGCAAGTGCTGGTGCCAAGACCGTATTTGATAATGTTAGATTATACGACTATGCAAAGACCGACTTTTCGGATAGATTTAATGAGCGTGGTGGATTTAATGACCATCAAATAATATTATAGGAGCTAACATGAAAGCAGATGAACGCCGTGAAAATTGTAAATCATACCAAGACAAAGTCGATAGGCTTGTAAAACAAATAGATGGTAATGGGAAACCAGGGTTGATTGACGATACAACACAAATCAAAGTTAAGCAGGGTAAAATTGATACTAAAATCAATATACTTACATGGCTTCAAAGCATCACGGCTGTTGCTATGGTATCCGGAGCTATTAAAATAATATTCTTTGTGTCATGACACATATCGAATACAAGTCAGATCGCGAACGCCTGAACATGGAATCGGGCAATGTCAAACAGAAGCTTGTCAACATCCTAAAACTGGGGATTGAGTGGGCATCTATAGAATACCCAAACTATGAAACGTTTACCATTACCGGAGTACACCGCACACAAAAAGAGCAAGACGATATATATGGTAATAACAAAGATAAAAAACTGGCTGCAAAGTACAAGCGTAAACCGTGGCCATCAGTGCATATGTATTGGAGGGGTCTTGATATTCGTACCAAAGACATGCCCCGTGGGATGGCTAAGAGATTAACGGAGTTCTTTAATATGATACGCTATGACAAGAAACGACCTAAAAAGAAGACAGCTATATTACATAATGTCGGTAAGGGTAACCATATTCACCTACAAATTGTATGAAGATTCCTAAAATAACAACATTATTTCTACTCGTAGCTACAGGTATTGTAGTTATCTTCGATATAGTTGTATTAATCGCCGGAGGTTATGAAGCTACTATATCATATCAAGTATTCTGTTCATCCTGGAATATCCCATTTATACCGTTTGCATGTGGTACACTCATGAGTCATTTTTTTGCACCCGATTTTTTTAGCAAGAAAATACCGCGTTTACGCTATGCCATCTGGATAACTATTTCAGCGTTTTTTTTATTTATATCAATTAAATTTTATCCTTTACATATACACCCATTTGTGGTATTATTACTTGGTATGATTAACGGTTGCCTGTGGGCACAGCGTAAGGAGATTTAATATGGTTGAAGCAATACAAACAATCGTAATACTAGCAATAGCAATAGGAGTTATAATATGGGTACTATCATTAAGACCACTGTAAAAGACAAAGTAAAAGAAAGTAGCACACTTGCCGTGGTAATCTTTGCTATGGCATTTCTAACCGTTAACGCTGTACTGCAATTTATCGGTGTTAAAGTCGATTATATGGGTTCGCTTGTGGATAAATCATTCTACATATTCATGATCTATATCGGTGGTAATAAGGCCAAAGATGCTATAAAAGGCAAAAAGTGAAAGTGTTGGCAATCATCAAGTGCATAATTGTCGGTTTATTGTGTATGGTGGCTGGTTATTTATATCGGCTATCATTAAACCGTAAAATCAAGAAGAAAATTAAAAAGGTGCCAAATGTCAAAATTGATATTAACGATAGTAATAAGTATAACTTGTTTGATTAGCCAGTACGATACGGAACTATTTTTACTTAAACCGCAGTATAATATATATCAAATAGACGGGCAAGAAATGTTTTGTTTCGATTACTCGAACATGAAAATATTAGTTGCTAAACATTCAGTAATCACTAATATATTTTTGCCGTCAGATGACTGTATTTTTTCAAACATGCAATCTCAAATTGAGATATTAGAAGCTGAAAACCAAAAGCAAGAACTATACAACAAACTCAAAACATATGGCATTATCGGGATCGGTATATATGCCATAATCACCACCACAATTATTTTAATAAAATAAAAAAAACATTTGACTTTTCCCTACTTATGTAGTACAATTAGAGTACATTAAAAACAAGGAGTAAGGGATGATTGAATCAACAATAAAGACAAATAGTGAAAACCAAGATATTGATTTTCCATGTCTCATGATAAGTGATGGCGGGATGATAGTTTTATTTGAAGAACGTGGTCATGGCATGGTTGTGACAGGTGATAGTCACCGGCCTATAGGAGATATAGGTAAATGCTGGGGTATGAGCAATTTTAAGCCATTTTACGGGGAAGTTACGCTTAGTCAGAAAAGGGGTAATTATGTCAGAAGTTAAAAGCATACGAGGTATTGATAACAGTATCTTTGAACGTTTCAAGCGTAAAGCTAAAAAAGAAGGTTGGATTATCGGCATACTATTTAATAAGCTGATGAAAGACTATATCGGGGGTAGAAAATGAAACCACAAACTATAAAAATTGATAACGTAGAATATGTAAGAAAAGACGCACAAAAAGAGCAAGGTGCTAAAGTTGACGGTATGGAATGCGTTATGATACGTACATACTCAGCAGGGGTACACTTTGGATACTTAAAACGTAGAGATGGAAAAGAAGTAGAACTAGTAAATGCTAAACGTGTATTTTACTGGGATGGAGCGTGTTCATTATCACAATTAGCTGTAGACGGTTCGCAAAAGTCTGAAAACTGCAAAATATCTATTGCTGTAGATAGTATTATTCTAACTGAAACAATCGAAATAATACCAATGACTCAAGACTCAATTACGAATCTTTATGGGATACAGGAATGGAAAAAATAAACTGGTCTGGATCTGGAGATGGATCTGGATATGGAGATGGATCTGGATATGGATCTGGATCTGGATATGGAGATGGAGATGGATATGGAGATGGATCTGGAACTGGATATGGATCTGGATATGGATCTGGAGATGGATATGGATATGGAGATGGATCTGGAACTGGATATGGATCTGGATATGGATCTGGATATGGATATGGATATGGGTCATGAGAACAAAATAAACAAAGGAGTTAAATTATGAAACAAGCAGCAACAGAAAATGTGTCTAATATCATCACAATACGCAAGATGGTTCAAGATGAAGACGGTAATAAACGTTACAAGATTAAAAACATATACACCGATAAAAACAATAACACGCTATTTGAACACGTTATTTATAGCGAGTCCGAAGAGTTAGAGGAGATCGTCGATGACTACGTGTAACAAACAGAGGGAGACCGTTAATAATGGCCTAAACTATATCATTGCAGAGATGAAAAAGCGTGATGAACGAATGAAGGCGTTTAAGAAAAACCACTGGAAACAACACCTGACATTTCAGGATCGTGTTAGGATGCTAGAGGATTTTTACAACATACGGAGACAATGTAGATGAAAACAATTAAATTGCAGGGTCGTGAATATGTTAAGGTAATTGACCGACTAAAGTACTTTAATGAAAATCATAAAGACGGTACGATAAACACAAAGTATGAAATCGTAGGAAATAATGTAGTCTTTACCGCTGAAATTTATATTAACGGTGAGCTACAAACTACTGGACACGCTTTAAAGAGTATTGCCAAAGAGTTTGAACTTGAAAAATGTGAAACTCGTGCAATCGGTAGAGCATTAGGTATATTTGGTATAGGTGCGGATAATAGTATATCAACCTATGACGAGGTGAAAGAAGCAATAAGTCAAGATATACCACAGAATACGCAAACAAAAGAAGACCAAGAAAAAGCAAGGAAAACACTAATAGACAAAGCTAAAAAAGCATACAAAACAGTTAAAGACCCAAACGACACCATCAAAGAGTGGAGATCTCAAATCGAGATACTCGAAAATGTTGACATCGTCAAGGGTATGCAATCAATACAAAAACTAATACAGGGGCAAAAATGAAACATCTTACACCTATAAAAGCAATAAGGCAAAAATGTTTAGATTGTTGCTGTGATTCTGCGAAAGAAGTTAAAGAGTGCAATATACCTAATTGCTCTCTTTATAAGTTTAGGATGGGTAAGAATCCAAATATAGACAGAAGTTCAAAAAAGGGCTTAGTACCTAGTCAATTTTTGTCTAAAACAGCCGATTAAAACAACAAAGGAGAAAATATAATGTCATACGATATCAATAATATTACAATAATAGGACGATTAGTCAGAGACCCAGAGTCAACATATACAAAATCAAATAAGCACTACTGTCGGTTTTCAATAGCAGTTAACGAGGGTAAAGACCAAGTATCATTTTTTGATGTAACAGCATGGGAAAAAACAGCGGATTCTATATCCCAGTACATGAAAAAGGGTAGTCAAATTGCTATTAGCGGAAAACTTAGACAAGATAGATGGCAAGATCAACATGGGCAACCCAAAAGCCGTATATCTATCAATGCAAACTCTGTGCAATTTCTTGGTGGTAATCCACAAACACAACAGAATCCAAGCCAACAAATGACAGGGCAACAGAATACAGCACAACAAAACTATAACCAAGCCCAAAGTATAGACTTTGACAATATAACTGGCTAATATGCATATTGAATGTCAGCAATGTAAATACCATAGTCATGAATCTAGCAAGCATCCGTGTTGCACATGCCTTGCTAATTTTATGGCTACTGGTAAATTGACGGAGTATAAAGATAAAAATGGATGATCTTACAAATCTGTTTATAAAAAAAATATCTACCCTCGAAGATACTATATCTAAGGGGGCGGATATCACCGCGATAAAAGACGAGGTTATAAAGCTACGTAACTGGCTTGCATCAGATAGATTTATTCAGCAACATAAAACATGCCAAGCGTTTTTAACATATTTATGGAGACACGATGGCCGATATAAGGCTAGGAGGGGTTTTGTATCATTTATCAAGTGTAAGCTCGGCTTTGCTGATATAAACGTCACAGAAGCCACTATAGACGGTCAGAAAGTGCGATTTGAAAAGTATCTACCTTGGTCGCTATCATACGGTAGTTGCTCCCAAAAGAAACACCAACGATTCTTGAATGATCTGAAACAATACGCACTTGATAAATACCATGTAGATTTCGACGGTTGGTTAAACGAATATTCAGCATTCCCAGAGCTTGTATAGCAAGTATCGTGCCAAATGTATATAATGCTAACAATATTTTTTTTATAATTTTTTGTTAATATTTGTTTGACTTATTACCTAATATGTATTACAATAATAATACATAACAATTAAGGAGACATTATGAACCTATCAAACAATCAACCAACCGAGTTCACAGTATCACGCAACATAGCACTAAGCAAGGTTAATAATAAACTTGAAACACTTATGTCAGCATTATCATGTAACCTCGACTTGAGACTATATC